TCAGCATGATTTAATACTTTAATCACTGGTTTGTTGTCTGCAGATTTTACATATTTGTATGTCATCTCTATATCATTTGCTGATACAGGACTTGCATCTAATACAACATTTTCTTTATCCCCAAATAATTTTTTTAATTTTCCATCTTCTCTAATATTTATTTTTCTAGCTAATGCTTCAATTAAATAATCTATGTGTATATTTGTTAGTTCTACACCGTGTTCTCCATACAAAGCTTCTCCTGCTTCTTTGCCAATTTTATTGTTTATATTTTGACTATATTCATTAATTTCAAAAGGTTTTTCTTTAAATATGTCAAAATATGTTTTATTTAATTGTTCACTTAATTCTATTACTTTATCATTAACATAAATATTTCCACCACCACTATAGTAATTTGGTATATCAATTCCTGTTAAAAAATCAGGAAGTTCTCCAATATTTATTTTTTCTGAAATATCAGAACCTCTAGCATCACCTAAATCACTTGCTTTTTTTAAATCTTCTTCATATATTTTTTTATGATTTAAGTCTTTAAAAAATGTTCTTGGACTATCACCAGAAGTTAAATCCATTCTATGTTGAACAGCGTGTTGTAACTCGTGTATTAAAAGTCCTCTAACATATCCTAAATCTCTACCTGCTTCTGCTCTTGTAATTCTAATCACATCATCTTGATAACTATAATGACCTCCTTGTGTAGCTTCGTCTTTTTTACTTATAAACTGTACTTTTATATCTCTAAGAGGTTTAAAAGGTTTTTTAGTATATTTATTAATAAATGGTTTACCTGAAGGGGGTAGTTGGTCAAACTGACTATACAAATCTTCGTAGTCAAGTAAGTCAGATACTGTTAAAGAACCAAATGCTCCCATTGTTCTATCTTCCATTCTTTCAGTAAGTTTATCAATATCTAATTTAAGTTCTGCTTCGTTAGTAATATCTAAAGCTACCTCTTCATAATAAGGGTCTCCTACAGAACCACCCTCAAGTAAATCTACGTTTTTAGTATTAAAAGTTGCTTTAGTTGGGT